GACTACAACATCGCGTGCCGTGGGCGCATGATGTTCTTTGAGGACACCGACACGGTGGTGATCACGGAGTAAATCATGGCATGGTCAGACGTACTCAAGGCAGTTATCCCCATCGTGGTGGCTGCGCTCGCTTGGCTCCTGGGTCAAGTGGCATCTTTCTCTGAGCGTCTGACCAAGATCGAGGGGCAGATGCCCGCGCTCATCACCAAGGAAGGCGTCCCAACCGACAGCCCGATCAGCGCAGAGCGTCGGGCCATCATGAAGGAGCAAATCTACAAGGACATCAACGACCTTCAAGTGAAGGTCAAACTCCTTGAGGAGCGCGAGAAGTTTCTGAAGGGGAACAAGTAGTGTATGGAACCCATCACCGGCATCCTCGCAGCAGTATCGGCAGCAAACGCTGCCTTTGGTGCCGTTAAGAAACTCGTCGCCACGGGCCGCGAGATTCAAGATGTAGCCGGTCAGATCGGCAAGTGGTACGGCGCCTTTGGGGACTTCAACCGCCTAGCCAACGAGAAGGCCAACAAGAAGCCTTCAGTCTTCAAGCGTCTACTTCACGACGACAGCGTTGAGCAGGAAGCCTTGCAGATCACGATGCACAAGCAGGCGCTGATCAAGCAGGAGTACGAACTCAAGATTCTGATCGTCGCTCACTACGGTGAGAGCGTTTACAACGAGATGATCATGGAGCGCATCCGGCTCAAGAAGGAGCGCGAGAAGAAGGAGCGTGAGCACCGCCTGCGGCAGAAGGAGTTCATGCTCAATGTGAAGTACGGGGCAGGTATTGCCTTCGTGGCAACCGCCCTGATCGCGGTGGGCTACTACTTACTCGACAAGGTACAGCAATGAGTTTCAGAAAGCCGCCGGAAGGCGCAAGCCGTTCAGAGAGGGAGGCCCATGTCAAGGCTCTTGCTGCGGTTTCTATTAGCCTGCTTGCTCTACTCCTTGCTGTTACAAATTACTTTGCCGGAAGGAACTCCTCTGCGGTTCTCAACGGAACCATAGAGTCAAACAACCTGTGGGCGTGGTATCAGGCCAAGAATGTTCGGGCGACCATCTATGAGGTCACCAACAACGAGCAGAAGGCCACCAAGCAACGCGCCGACATGGACGAGATCATGGAGAAGGCCCGTGCTGCTGAGTCCAAGCGCGACGCAGCCAAGGCCAAGTCTTCCTACTACTCTTACTCGGGCATGGCGCTGCAACTGGCCATCGTCCTGTCCTCTGCGGCCATCCTGGCCGTCACCCTGAGCCTGTTCTACGCCTCACTTGGTGTGGGGGCGGTTGGGGTGCTTTTGTTCTTCTTTGCTCTAGGAGCCTGAGATGCTGTCGCTTCTTTCCACCCTCGGGGGTTTGTTGCTCTCGGGCCTGCCCAAATTGCTTGAATACTTCCAGAACAAGGCAGATCAGGCCCATGAACTGAAGTTGGCTCAAGTGCAGACTGAGCGCGAACTACAGTTGGCAGCGGCGGGTTTCGCGGCGCAAGCTCGGATGGAGGAAATCCGCACCGAGCAAGTGGCGATGGAGACTGACGCTCGAATGACCGAGGCGGCTCTAGCGCACGATCAGAAGATCATGGACAAGGCTTCCCGGTGGGTGGTGAACTACACCGGCACCGTGCGGCCTACGGTCACCTACATCTTCGTGTTTGAGTTGGTCGCCATCAATGCCTTCATGGCGTGGTATCTGTGGCAACACCCGACGCTCATTCAAAACATCGACGATGTGATCCGGTACTCTGACTTGATCTTCTCCGCTGATGAGATGGCAATCCTTGGCGGCATCATTGGCTACTGGTTCGGGTCGCGCCAGTGGAGTAAGAAGTGAAACTGAGCAAGGCGGGCGAAGACCTCATGCACAAGTATGAGGGCTTTAGGAGTAAACCCTACCTTTGCCCTGCCCACATCTGGACGATTGGCTACGGCCATGTCCTGTACCAAGAGCAGATCAGGCTCCCGGTCATCCGCAAGGAAGGCTATGCCGGGATGCTGCGCTCTGAGTTCCCCCTGAAGCCGGAGGACAGCCGTGTCTGGACTAAGACGGAGATCGACGAACTATTCCGTGATGATGTCGGGACTTTTGAACGCGGTGTTCTTCGACTTGTTCCCGGCGTATCTGGCCGTCAAGGCTCTTTTGACGCTTTGGTCAGTTTTGCCTTCAATGCAGGGCTAGGCAACTTGCAGCGCAGCCAGATCAGGATGCGGGCCAACCGGGATGACTGGGACGGGGCGGCAGATGCCTTCCGCCAGTGGACAATGGGTGGTGGCAAAGTCCTGCCGGGTCTGGTAAAACGCCGTGAAGCCGAGATTGCCCTTTTTCTGTCTTGACAGGAAAATACCGTTATGCCACTCCAGAAAATCTTGTTCAAGCCCGGAGTCAACCGCGAGAACACGCGGTACACCACCGAAGGCGGGTGGTATGACTGCGACAAGGTCCGGTTCCGCCAGGGCACGCCCGAAAAGCTCGGCGGGTGGCAACGCTTATCGGCCAACACCTTCTTGGGTGTGTGTCGCTCCATGTGGAATTGGGTCACGCTCCAGAGCGAGAACTTGCTTGGCCTTGGCACCCACCTCAAGTTCTACATTGAGCGGGGCGGCGACTACTACGACATCACGCCACTGCGTGCAACGACAACGCTTGGAACCGACCCTTTCACGGGTAACGGCACAACCACGGTCACGGTAACCGCGCCTTCCCACGGCGGTATTACAGGGGACTTCGTAACCTTCAGCGGAGTGACGGGCACTTACGCTTCGGTGCTCAACGCTGAGTTTCAGATCACAGTTACGGGCGTCAACACGTACACCATCACCACACCTTCCGTTGTCGCAGCAGGTGCAACAGGCGGAGCAGCCGTGTCTGCCGCATATCAAATCAATGTCGGCCCGGAGACTGAAGTTCCGTTGACCGGTTGGGGCGCAGGTGCGTGGGGCGTTGGCTCTTGGGGGATTGGCACGCCGAGCACGACCCAGACCTCAATCCGCCTGTGGAGCCAAGCCAACTTTGGCGAGGATTTGATCTTTGCCCCGCGCAAAGGCGGCATCTACTACTGGGACAACTCGGCAGGTGTCACCACCCGCGCAGTGGCGCTGTCTTCTTTGTCCGGTGCGTCAGACGTGCCGACCGTCAACAACATCGTCTTTGTGTCGGACATCAACCGGTTCGTGTTTTCGTTCGGTTGCAACGACTATGGCTCCGCTGCTCTGGATCCCATGCTGATCCGCTGGTCAGCGCAGGAAGATGCAGTTGATTGGACGCCTGTGGCCACCAATCAGGCGGGGAGCGTGCGCGTGTCGCACGGTTCCGAAATCGTGACCGTTGTACAGGCTCGTCAGGAAGTCGTGGTGTTCACCGACTCCGCGCTGTACTCGCTGCAGTACCTGGGGCCGCCGATTGTGTGGGGTACCCAGTTACTGGGCGACAACATTTCCATTTTGAGCCAGAACGCGGCTGTGATTGCTTCTGGCGTGGTCTATTGGATGGGTGTGGACAAGTTCTACGCCTACGACGGTCGCGTGCAGACGCTGCCTTGCGATGTGCGCCGCTACGTGTTCAGCAACTTCAACGCTTCGCAGGCGGGGCAGGTTTTTGCTGGCACGAACGAGGGCTTCAACGAGGTTTGGTGGTTCTACTGCTCCGCGGGCTCCACGATGGTGGACCGCTATGTGGTCTACAACTACCTTGAGCGCATCTGGTACTACGGCACGATGGCCAGGACCGCGTGGCTTGATTCAGGCCTGCGGGACTTCCCGATGGCGGCAACCTACAGCCGCAACATCGTCAACCATGAGCAGGGCATTGACGACAACGAAACGGGCACGCCAACTGCCATCGTCGCCAACATCTCGTCGTCTGAATTCGATATCGGCGATGGCCACAACTTCGGGTTTGTGTGGCGCATGCTGCCCGACATTACGTTCGAGAACTCTACTGCCAGCGGTGCCACGGTCAACATGACGCTCTATGGGTTGTACAACTCCGGCTCCGGGGCCGTGGACAGCTCAGGCAAGCCGGTGGTCAGAGGCAACACGTACGTGATTACCGAGGAGTTCACCGGGCAGATCTATACCCGTGTGCGTGGGCGGCAAATGATCTTCAAGATCGACTCCAATCAACTTGGCACGACGTGGCAGCTTGGCGCGCCGCGGATCGACATTCGTCAGGATGGTCGTAGATGAGCTTCATCATTGAAGATGCAATCGTCCCTGCGCCTCCCAACCTGCCTCTGGCCCCACGGGACTACGAGTCGCGTTACCACGAGCAGTTTAACAACGTCCTGCGTCTGTACTTCAACCGTCTGGACGCACTGCTGAGGCAAATTGTGACCACACCATCCCCCATCCCAATCTCTATTGGAGGCACCAACGTAGACGCCTTCGGGCGCCTGCGGGTCAGCAACCCGCTGACTTTGTTCGACTCATCCCACCGCTATGCGGACAACAACCTATGGGTCAACAGCATTACCGGCACCGCAGCGGCAACGTTTAACGCCAATGAAGGTCTGATGGACCTGACGGTTGGCTCGGCCAGTGGCGACCAGATCATTCGGGAAACCATCAAAGTCTTTTCGTATCAGCCGGGTAAAAGCCTGTTGGTGATGAACACGTTTGTGTTCGGTGAGGCCAAGGCCAACCTGCGCCAACGTGCGGGCTATTACGGTGCGGCCAACGGCATTTACTTTGAACGCGAAGGCTCAAACAACTACATGGTCGAGCGCAGCAGCGTGACAGGCGCTCCGATCAACACCCGTGTGGCCCAGGCAGATTGGAATCAAGACCCACTGGATGGTACAGGCCCGTCTGGCCTGACGCTGGACTCCTCCAAGGCGCAGATTTTGTACATGGACATCGAGTGGTTGGGCCTTGGTACTGTTCGTACGGGGTTCATCATCAACGGGGCATTCGTTCCGTGCCACAACTTCGACCACGCCAATCTGGTCAACACCACCTACATCACCACCGCCTCGCTGCCGCTGCGGTACGAGATGACCAACGTGGCCGCAACGACCGGGGCCAGTACGCTCAAACAGGTCTGCTCGACTGTGATCTCCGAAGGCGGCTACGAGTTGCGTGGCGCGCAGTTGTCTGCTGGTAACACCATCACAAGCCCCAAAACATTGACCACTGCCGGTACGTTCTACCCCGTGGTGTCGATCCGGCTTAAGTCCACTCGGCTTGACGCCATCGCCATCTTGACGGCGGTATCTATTCTGGGCATCACCAACAACGCCAACTACAAGTGGGAAGTTGTGGCGTCTGGCACCACGACTGGCGGCACATGGGTGAGCGCGGGCACAAATTCAGCAGTGGAATACAACATTACGGGAACCTCATTCTCCAGTACCGGCGGGCGCATCTTGGCAACAGGTTTTTTCCAAGGGTCCAACCAAGGGTCCAACAGCGTGGACATTTTGAAAGAGGCGTTGTTTGCCTCTCAGCTTGAACGCAACCCCTTTACTTCGACCGCCTATGAGTTAACGCTGGCCTGCACCGCCGCATCCAACGGGGACCAAGTGTTTGGTTCTGTGGACTGGGAAGAGATTAGCCGCTAAGCACCCAAACGACCTAAAATGATTTCAACCCTTTTCTTGGAGGCCGTATGAGCCTTGCTGTTCTAGCCGACCACATGGCGTCTAAGGGTCGCAACGGCGACTCCATGCTTGTCCACATGACACCGGACGAGGTGCGGGGTCTGCATGCTCTGGCCGAAGCACACGGCGGTGGGCTGACTATCAACCCAGAAACGGGTCTGCCCGAGGCTAACTTCCTCAAGCGCCTGCTGCCGACGATTATTGGTGCTGCGCTGGCCGCTACGGGTATTGGCGCTCCTATGGCTGCGCTGATGGTTGGCGGGTTTGAGGCTGTCCGCACGGGTGACCTGAGCAAAGGCATCATGG